GTTGATGCTGCAAAAGTTACGATTACATTTCCGCAGCTACAGAAAGCTACAGATGAAGGTGATTTATTAGGTTCTTCTGTTAATCTAAAAATACAAGTTCAATACAATGGTGGTGGTTTTACAGATGTCATCAACGACACAATTACAGGTAGAACTACTGATGCTTACCAAAAAGAATATCGTGTTAATCTTACTGGTTCATTTCCTGTAGATATAAGAGTTGTAAGAGTTACAGCAGATAGCACATCATCAAATCTTGTTGATGCTTTTGCTTTTACAAGTCTTGGTGAAATTGTTGATGATAAACAAAGATATTTAAACAGTGCTTATACAAACCTGAGAATAGATTCTGAACAGTTTAGTTCTATACCAAAAAGAGCTTTTCGTATTCGTGGTGTAAAAGTAAGAATACCAGGAGCAGGTGCATCTAACTCTGGTACTCCACAGGTTGATTTACAGACAGGAAGAATAATTTATCCAAGCGGATATATTTTTAATGGAACAATGGGTGCAGCCCAATGGTGCTCTTGTCCTTCTTTAATATTGCTCGATCTTTTAACTACTGAAAGATATGGGCTTGGAGCACATATTACAGACAGCAACTTAGATTTATTTAGTTTTGTAGCAGCTAGTAAATATGCGAATGAGTTAGTAAGCGATGGATTTGGTGGTCAAGAAGCAAGATTTAGTTGCAATGTAAATATACAAGGATCAGCCGAAGCATTTACCTTGATAAATGAATTAGCAGGAGTAATGAGATGTTTTCCTATTTGGTCTGAAGGTTCTGTCACTATCTCACAAGATAGACCTACAGATCCAAGTTATCTGTTCAGCTTGGCGAATGTAGGTGAAGGTGGGTTCTCGTATTCTGGCAGTAGTTTAAAACAAAGGCATACAGTGATAAGTGTTAGCTATTTCAATATGGATAGTAGAGAGATAGATTATGAGGTTGTAGAAGATACGTCTGCTCAAAATAAGCTAGGAATAATTAAGAAAGATGTAAAAGCATTTGCCTGTACTTCTCGTGGGCAAGCCCAAAGATTAGGTAAAGCAATATTATTTAGTGAGCAACAGGAGACTGAAGTGGTTAGTTTTACCACATCAATAGATGCTGGAGCGATTGTAAGACCTGGTTCTGTTATCTCAGTAAACGATCCAGTTAGAGGTGGAGAACGTAGGAGTGGTCGAATACAATCTGCAACAACCACTGCCATTACTGTAGATAATGTTAAAGATCTTAGTACTTTTACAGGATCAAATAAAAAATGCAGTGTAGTACTGCCTGATGGTACGGTTGAAACAAAAAATGTTGTAGGACAAATATTATCAGGTGTAATAAATTTAGATTCTGCTTTATCAGCTACACCTAATACAAATTCAATATGGCTATTACAAAGTTCAAATTTAGAAGCACAAACTTTTAGAGTAATAAGCGTTGAGGAAAAAGATGGAATCAATTTTGCAATTACAGCTTTAACATATATTGATGGAAAGTATGCAAATATTGAGCAAGGTATAAGTTTACCTGCAAGAAATATTTCTTTATTAAATGCACCTAAACCCCCACCTGGAAATTTACAAGCATCTGAAAGGATTGTAGTTTTAAATAATTTAGCAGTATCGAAATTAATTTTATCTTGGGTCTCTGTCACAGGTGTTAGCCAATATCTTGTTCAATACAGATTTAATAATACAAACTGGGTAAGTGACATTGTATTTAGACCTGATTTTGAAATACTAAATACTCAAGCGGGAACATATGAATTTAAAGTTTATTCATATAATGCAGCTTTAAAGCTATCCTCAAGTTCTTCGGATATAATTTTTAATGCTATTGGTAAAACAGCACCACCTACAAATGTTCAAAATCTTACTATAGAACCTATTACAAATAAATTAATAAGACTTAGTTGGGATAGAGCAACCGATCCAGACGTTATTCATGGTGGTCGAGTATATGTAAGGCATAGTAATCTAACTAACGGTACAGGAACATTTGCAAACTCTGTTGACCTTGTTACTGCTTTAGCAGGTAATACAACTGATGCAGTAGTTCCTAGTTTAGAAGGTGAATATATACTGAAATTTCAAGATGACCAAGGTAATTTTAGCGTTGGAGAAACAAGCATTATTATGGATCTTCCCGATCTTATTGATAGTCAAGTTATTTTGCAAGACAGAGAAGATTTAGATAGTCCTGGGTTTCAAGGGGCAAAAACAAATACAACATTTAATAACAGTGCAAGTGCTTTACAACTTACAAATCCAGCTACAAATGCAACAGGAGAATATGCTTTTAAAGATATTTTAGATTTAGGTGCTGTATTTTCTCTTGATTTAAAAAGAGTAATTCGTTCTGTTGGTTTTGTTATAGGACAAGATATTGAAACTTTAATACCTGGACCACCTGGAATATTATGGGATCAATATGCTTTAAATGGTAATTTTGATGGTTTAGCAGCAGATCAAGCAAACTGTCAGATACAAGTAGCAACTTCCCAAACAGCATCAGGTTCTTTTGGTGCATTTAATAACTTTGCTAATGGAACTTTTAAAGGACGTAGATTTAAATTTAAGTTAGTTTTAGAAACAACAAATACTACACAAAACATGAACGTTCAACAAGCAGGTTATACAGCAGAGTTTGAATCAAGAACAGAACAAAATTATCAAACAGGAAGCGGAACATCTACTGCACCGCAGCAATCTGGAACATCTGCATCTGGTAAGACAATAACATTCGGATCACCATTTTTTGTCGGAACTTCTGGCTTGGGAGGAGCAAATGCTTTTCTTCCTTCTATTGGAATCACGATACAAGATGCTCAGGCAGGAGATTTCTTTACAGTTACTAATGTGAGTGCAACAGGATTCACTATAAAAGTTATGCAAAATAATAATTCAACTTTTGTTGATAGATCTTTCACATTTTCGGCTGTAGGATATGGTAAAGGGGTGTAATATGAGGAAAAGTATTCTGTAAATGAGCCAAGTATCAGATTACAATATAGCTAATGCGTCAGGAGCTTCTGTAAGAAGTGACCTCAATGCTGTTTTTGATGCGATAAAAACTCTTAATAGTGGTGGTACTGATCCTACAAATCCAGAGGCATTTATGCCGTATGTTGATACAGCAGATAATAATAATTTAAAACTTAGAAATGCTTCAAATAATGGGTTTACAACTGTTGGTTCTGTTGACGAGGCAAACTTAGGTTTACTACCTAGATCAGGCGGTACTATGACAGGTCAGATCTTAGGTGACGATGGATCGGCTGCTGGTTCTCCAGCTTATGCGTTTGATAATGATACAGATACAGGAATGTTTAGGTCAGGTGCGAATACAATAGGATTTGCTACGGCTGGAACTGCAAGAGTTTCTATAAGTGATGCAGGTTTAGATATTACTAACGGATTACCGTTAAGACTTCAAGATTCAAGTGGAGCTCCTTTTGTTTCTTTAAAGTCACCAAGTTCTTTATCAGGAAATGTAGATCTTACTTTACCTTCAACTATAGTAAATGGTGGTTTTTTACAGACAGATGGTTCAGGAAATCTAAGTTTTTCCATAGTGCAAGGTGTACCAACTGGTTCTGTTTTTTGTAGAGCAGCCTCAGTAATTCCTACAGGTTATCTTGAATGTAACGGAGCAGCAGTAAGTAGATCAACATATTCAGCTTTATTTGGAATTATTGGTGTGCAATATGGTGCTGGTAATGGTTCAACTACGTTCAATTTACCCGATCTTAGAGGTGAATTTATAAGAGGTTTTGATAATGGTAGAGGAGTTGATTCGGGAAGAAGTATTGCGAGTTTTCAAGGAGAACAAAATAAATCTCATAGTCACTCAGCTACGACTTCAACTAATTCAAGTCTTGCTTCTAACAGTCACAATCATGGCATTGAGATTACGCACACCTCAACTAGTGTTACTGCTGTCGGGAATCAATCTGATGACAGAATGGGTTTAATTGATTTTTCATCAGGAAACCACCCTGTTAGATATAACACAAAAAATGCAAGTGTTAGTGCAACTGTTAATTCAAGCTCTTCAACCTCAATAGGCAATGATGGTGGGTCAGAATCAAGACCTCGTAACATTGCTATGATGTACATTATTAAAATTTAACTATGGCAATCGAACCAGGTACTTATAATTTTAATCTTCAAAGAAGGTCTGACCATGATTTAGATTTGGTTTTTAAAGACTCCAGTAATGCTGCAATAAATTTAACTGGTTTTACCGTTGCTGCACAGGTTTGGGAAGAAACACGTACCACAAAATTTGCTGATTTTACAGTTGCTTATACAAGCAGAACTAATGGTCAAGTAAAATTATCATTGACAGATACTCAGACAGCTACTTTTACACCAAATGTACTAAAGTACGATGTTTTATTAACTAATAGTTCGGGTAAGAAAGAATATTATTTAGAAGGTACAATATTTGTATCTGAAGGTTACACCGCATGAATAGTGTTCAAATTACAGAACAGAAAAATACTGTAAGTGTAAATGAAACTACAAATACAGTAACAGTAACAG